CCGCAATTGCTTCGTTACCCGCCTCCCCGAATACCCGGACAATCTCAGCCTCAATCGCACCAACTCCATAACTCTTGCGAGCCATATCCCCAGTGTCTTGGATTACTGGAAGAGTTGGTGCCAAAGTAGTCCCCACCCCTTTCGGCAGAGTGTCTGCCAGCCTCTTCGCGTATACGCTAGTAGTGGGAGTGGGGGTCGCTGGTATGGGGGAACTCCTCAAATTGGGTTCAGTTATTTCCATTACGGTGGGAATAGATGGAGTGACGAATACGGTCTCAAAAGAGACTGCTCCTGCCTTCTTCTCCGGCAAACTCCTACTATCCCCACCTTCGTAACTATATACCTTAGTTGGATCTATTAACTCCTGCACCTTGGTATTGGCGGCCAGGAGAGCGCAGATGAGCATAGCAATGAAAAAGAACCCTACTGCCCAGGTAAGGAGCATGGGGGAGTTCCAGAGTTTTTTAAGAGGTTTCATTTTGCCTCCTTCAAGAGTTCTGGGGTTTCCCAGACATTGCCGATAACTTCAAAGTCTTTGTAAATAACTTTAAAATCTGCTTGCCATTCGTCTTTGGTATCCGTGTAATTGGTTAATCCTGGCTCATACCCACCGTTTCCGTAAGGCAAAATATTTCCAACAAGACGGGGTATGTCTGGTAAGCCACCAAGTTTGTAAGTCCCATTCTCAAAAACTACTTTAGATACTCTTGTTTCCCAACTTGCTTTAGCTTCCCGGTCATCCATTCTTACTCCTTCATCCCACATACTGTGAGGTAAGCAAATGTCTTTGACTTTGAATTGAACAATATCATCCTCAAACACTTCTTTCCCGTTTTTATCTTTGAGACCAGTGTATTGCATGAGTATGTTTTTTCCACCTTTGACTACTGGCAATTCATCGTTTACGTTATATTCACCATCCATAAAAAAAGTTATAGCTCCGACTTGTTGCATAGACTCTCCGTTCCATAATCTAAATTCAATCTCTCTCATTTTGCCTTTCTTACTAAATAAGCCCTGGAAAAGAACTTGCCCACATTGTGTTTGTGTATCTCTACCCAGGATTCGACATTGTCCCGGTAGGCTTCCTCGGCTCCTTTGCCCCATAGACCCTCCCGGCCGACTGAGCGGGCGATGTAGTCGTATTTGCGGGGATAAAGGAAGTTGTAGGTCATAATTTGGTGGTTATTAAAATAATCTAACTCTTTTTTCCTCGACTCTGCTCCAGTGGTTATAAATCTCTTCGATCTCCCGCAGATAATCTTTGGCAGAACCCCGGCGGTGTAGAACTACTCCATCAATTTTAGCTTTTTGTAAAAATATCGAATAATCAAATTTGGGATTTTTATTAGCCATCTCAAATGCTGACATAAAATCCCGGGAGGAAACAATATTTTTGTCAAATACAGTTCTTAGTTCAGACAATTTCTTAGCAAAATCCTCAGCATATTTTAAGTTTTTAACTTTAAAATTTCCTTTTTTAAATTCCTGCATAATTTTGCCGTGACTAAGGGATCGGTTATCCAATAGGTGGATACCCGTTCCTATAGGTAAATTGTATACTTGGACAAATTCTGACAGCGTTGTATAGTTCAGGTTCCCCTGGTAAACATACGAATCTAGGTAGTCTTGAACTTTCCAGGCTTTTTGATTTTCGTTAAAAAGGATAACGCTGTCTAAAGATCCTTTTTCGATAATAGCGTAGTGAACCGGAATATTTAGTTGCTTACAAGCTTCAAGCCGATGTTGACCGTCTATTACTTCCATGTTTTCATTGACGATAATCGGATTGGAGTGTAGATAATTGTTCTCGCCAATGGATTTAACTAACTTGGAAATGTGTCCCGGGAGTAATTTTCTGTTGCCTATTATTAGTTTGAATTTTTCGTAATCAGTAGTTTTGTAAACCATGTACCCTAGTATTGCACACTTTCGTTAGTGTGTCAAGAGGGAGAAACAGAAGAGGAAACAGGAGCCCTTTTAACTCCCTTTTTAGTCCGGGGTGATTTGGCCGCCATACGCTTGTAATGGTCTACGCCGTATTTTTTGATAACTGCCGCCGACCCTAGTTTACCCATCTCCGAAGCTGCTTTATTTATATCCATACTTATATATTAACACGTTTGTCGGTGTTCAACAACTCCCCAAACTTAGTTACATATTTATCTCGAATGGCTAAAAAGTCCTGAGTTTTAAGATGGACTATTTTCTTGTCTAGATCCCGAAGCCGGTTGATTTCCTCAATTCCGTATTTCTCTAACATAAACTCAAAATAAGGAATTAAGTTCCCCGATTTAAAAATATTACATCCCTGACACTGAGCATGGCAGTTAGTTTCTTCAAATAAGACCGATTCATGCCTTCCGGGGACAAAGTGGCCAGCTTGTAATTTAGCCATCGGGTAAGACCGATCGCAGGTAACACAAAAACCAACCCCCAATTTAAGAGAAGGAGAATTGAGACAATCTCTTTGCCGAATAAAGGTTGAAAACGCTGTCCAGGCTAACCTTTTGGCTCGTGCGCGCGTCGGATATTTAGGTTTTACTTTACGGGCGAGTTTTTTTGTCTTCATTGATAGGTATAGCTTATAGTGTTATTTGGACTTGGGAGAGGTGAAGACGCTTATAATTAAAGCGTAAATAGTGAGACATAGTTGAACTATACCTACCAGAAAATACCCGACCAATATAGTTAAGAAGAACAAGACTAAAAAAAGAAGTATCAAGGTCATTTGACATACCTCCCACCAGCAAACGCTTTCCGGTCTTCTTTGGTGGTCATGCCAAAGTGACAAGACCAACATTCAGTAAATCCCTTTTTATGATCGTAAACATTCCCACAATGACACCGCCTGTACTTCCCATCATTCACCCATTTACAAGCGTTACAAACGCTACCTATATAGTTATCTTTGTGAGTTAGATAGCCGCATTGTGGGCAATCTTTGTAGTCGTTGTCGTTCATATATTGTAAGTGGTATCGCCGTCTGTCACTTTAATTGTAGCACCCTCTCGAACGTGTCGAGCTTGCATACCCAAACCATACTCATAAGACCGGCGGCGCAGTGACTTAATTCGGCCGGTAACAGGGATGGGGTCGGGAGGAATAATGGGGGGAGTATAAGAAGGGGGAGTCCCCACCGTATCATCCAGGGTTTGCGGTTTGGCAGTCTTGCCATATTCAAGTAAGAAGTCGGTACAATCTTGGAGTTTGGCCAGATAAACGGGTATTTCGGGATACAAGTCGGGAGTCTGTTTCATGATAAGTTCAAGGGCGGGTAAGTGGTATCGTTCAAACTTGCCCCGCATTCTCGACCATTGGTGTAATAGTTTGTTTAGGTAGTCACGGGTTTTAACAACTATTTCATAAGCGGCAAACGGGTCAAGACCAGATAAGTCTTGAGTAGGGAAGATTTTAACTAATAATGATAGTTGGATATCAGTCATAGAGTCCAATATACAAGAGAATAACGGCAATCAAGCCGATTAAGTTTAATGTTATAGATATTATTATAAGTTCAGTCATAAGTTTGATAAGACCTCATGGGGAGAGTGGTAATAGACTTTGCTTACCACCACTACCCCCTCAAGCCTCAATTTTCCTCGACACCGGCCCATTGCAAAAGTTCCACGTCGTTTGGGTCGATGTACATTACTAAATCTTGCAACTGGGCAATCTCGCCTAAACTTACCCGCTCGGCTCTAATTTCCTTGCGGATATGTTCTAGCCTTGCTTTTATTGCTTTGTTTAGTTTTTGTTCATTTGTCATAAATAATCACCTCATTTCTTGGTAACTCTTGAGAGTTCCATACTGCTCACATTGTATGAGCAGTAGCAAGCCTCAAGCCTCGACTAGAACCATACGGGTGTGCTTAGTCATGTACTCCTCGTTCACTATTTTGTTGTGTTCAGCCATATATCTTAGTTCGGCAAACATATCACTAACGAGTTGAACCAACACATTTACATTTTTGTACGCCTCTTTGACTTCTGCATAAGTGTTGGATTCATCCACAACCTCTTGATTGTCGATGAATAACCATCCATCAGACCTACCGCAAGTGTAGAATTTTAATCCGGTTTCTTCTTCGGTGGGTTTTATTACAAACTCCCGAAGCCTAAACCATAACTCCTCACTCAAGTTTTCATCTGTAGCTATTGTCCACATTTCATCAGTAGCCTTGTGGTGGTGCAATTTTATGTTCGTTGCATATCGCACACTACTTCCCATGTGGGTATCTCTCTCATAGTTTTTGAGATTATCTAGCATTTTTTGTTTTGTCATTTTAATCACCTCTTCTCTAAATTTAGTAAATAACTTGTAAGGATTCATCACTGCCCCCGTGCCCCGTGGGGCAGTGTCAAGCCTCAATAGATGCAACTTGCATCCGTGTTATATCTGTTTAAACCTATCTCTTGATTAGACAAATATATGGTTGCTCCTCTTGGATCTGTTTGGTAGAAAATATGTAACTGTAACTTCTTGGCTCGTTCATCGGTTAGTTTATAGAAAAACGAGGTATCACGGTTGTACATATCTTCAGTGTATTCATTGAGCATTTTATTGCCCTTGTAAATGGGTTGGTTACCCATATAACCATTGCAAGATAGCTCATAAATATGGTGTAACTTATCGCCCATTCTGCGGAACCAATTGTATTGATTCTTAGTTATACTTAGATCAGCACAAGTCCGATCGCGGTGAGCGTTGTAATATTCAACCTCTTTTTTGGTATAAGTCATTTATTTGTCACCCCCTAACTCAATATGGTCTATGGTCTTGCCATAATAGATAACTGGTATGTGACGAACGTGTAGAGACTTTGTGGGGGTTTTCACGGCCTTAGTCCAGCGACGACCATCCTTAGTCCTAACCCTGACGACCCCCCGGGCGAAGTCTCGGCCGTGAATTAAGTAATTGAAGGTATAGTCGATCAGTCCCGCTAGTTGGTTATCTGCTGTCTTGTAGGTCATGAGACTACTTTACTACACTAACGCCAGTGTGTCAAGGGGTAGAACTGGTAGAGAAACGAGGCTAGTAGTATCAAACTGTATCAACTGGTAGTGGACTTGAGGAGTTGTATATAATAGAGACATGGACACACAACCGCTTGCGTATAACATAGCCGAAGCGTTCAAGCACCCAACACTAAACAAACTCACTCCAAGACAAAAGATATTTGTACTTAAACTAATAGAAACGGGGGGAAACGCAACCGAGGCAATGATTAGAATGGGTAAATCTAAGTCGAGGAAGGGCGCAAGCGTGACAGGGAGTGAAATACTCGCGAAACCAATTGTGAGGGAAGCGGTGGATATTCTACTGAGTAAGGTGGGATTAACTCAAGACGCAATTGCTAGTAAGTGGGTGGACGCAACGAAAGTGGGATGGGGAGAAAAAGCTAAACATTCCGATGCTATCCGTGCACTCGAAGTAGTGACCAAAATGGCGGGCATGTTACATGAGCAACAAAAGAAAACGCAAAAGAGTGTGCATCGTAAGGTAGCGGGAGAGGACACGGTATGGACGGAAGTTATCACGGGCTAGACCGTGCTTGATTCTACTTGCTACTAAGTTGCAACCGGTGAGACATCTAGTAAACAGGGTAAGTAGTAGCGTGCGGTGGGGACAATACACGCCAAGACTTGAGGGTGCATTCGCCTCAAGCTTGGAAAATAACTGAGTATAATATGCCTTATACTTAGTTATTTGGCATGAATCGTATCCTATAGTAAATACGAGATCAGATACCCCCATACCACCCAGTTCGAATCCTAAAAAGTACTGTAAGACCCCTCCCGAATGGCGACAAAAATTTTTTGAGATCCGGCCTAGAAGATTTAGACCGTTTCCTTGATCCCGAAAATTCCCAACGTAAAACCAGCCTCAATACTTTCTTCCGGCCGATACCCCTCTATGTAATTCATTCCGTCCCATATCTGCTTGTTGTACTTCATGTACCCTGCCTGCTTCGCTCCTGAATTTAAAAAATCGATTTTCGTCGTTATTTTCTTCTTCTGTTCTTCTCCTGCTGTCTCGTATTCCTCCATTAACATCTTAACTTTATCTCTTATGTTCATAATCAATAACGATATTAACGATATTAACGTTATTATATATACCCAGAGGGAAAGGGAGAGCTTTGGTTGCCCCCCTTACCCCCCACGGCTTAATAATACCCGTCGGGATGAGGTGTCGCTATATCGCCGACACACTTTTTATAGACGCTGTGTCAGACTTCGTTGCCCGCGTCTTGAATTTGGATTGGCTTGATTGGCGTGAGTAGGATCTTGAGTTCTTGAAGTGTTCTGTTCTGGAGAAGTTTATAGATTCGGGGATGATCTTGGGTTATCTGGAGAAGGTTCTGTCCTTCCCAGAGAAGTTTTCTGATTCGGGAGACCAGGGGAAGGGTTAGTCCTGTGTAGTTGGCGATGATCTTGTTTAGGTTTTCTCGCATTTATTTATTATACATCCTCGTCAAGTAGATCAATTTGCATCAGGTGTGCTATAATTGAGGAGTCGTAGGTTGCCCGATCTATACAAAAACCCAGGATACGTCTTTAAGAGAAGTTCAATCCTGGGTTTTTTGTTGTTTCGGGTCAATAGTTCTGCCCAGTTTATCCCTCCAACCGGTCGGATTTCGGTCATACGATAAGGTTGTCTACAAAGCCGACCGAGCAGAACTTCTTTGATACTAGACCTATCCCGGATTCCGTCAATAGTCTGTTTAGTAGGTTATAATCGACCCAATGGCCAAGGTTGCAAAACCCACAACTGAACTTGAAGCACGGAAGAAGAGTAAATTATTAGCCGGAGAACTTGCCGAAAGAATAGACACCCTGGGACAGGAAGATGAATTGGCAGCTGCTAAATGGGTGATGGAAGAGGGGAAGGAAGTTAAACAGGATGATGAAGAATTTGAGACCAGACATCTGGATAACTTGGAAACGAAAAAAAGTTACCTGTTTAAAAACTACAAAGAGTACTTAACTTCGGTGATTACCGAGATCATGTCGAGCCGGTTAGACCTGCCGAAGCAGTGGCAATTCTCCGCTTGGAATAACTCTAAGGGGGTGGGGTTGTCGCTCATGGCTCCTGACAAACGCATTTTCGCCCGGGCTTTTACTCCCATGAATGTTCCCAAATATGATTTACATGCTTGTGGCATTTTGTGCGTTCAAGCAGATAATGTAATCGCTAATTACTTGGAATCTCCGTCCCCGGAGAAGATTTTGACTAAACCGTGATTCCCGCCGATAGCCCACTCTGGAAATTAGATATAAACAATCTTCCCCTGGAAGAACCTAAAGGTATTCCCCGGGAACATCTAAATGAGTTCATGATTAAGGTGTACATGGACAGATTACCGATTATTGAGGCGGAATCTAAAAAGAGCCTGTTTGAGTTTAACCGCCGGGTCTTGAAAGTAGAAAAGGGGGGAACTAAGGTTAAATTGGCTCCATTTCACCAAGAGTTATGCGATTTCGTTCAAAATAATCGGAACAAGAAAAAACTTATTCTAGTTCCCCGGTCGCACTTAAAGTCTACCCTGATTACTGTCGGGTATTCTCTTTTTAGAATTATTGAAAACGTAAATATTCGGATTCTTATTCTGAATGCTACCTACCAGATGGCGTGCGACTTTTTAACTGAGATTAAAGATCATCTGCAAAAAAACGACCTGCTTAAAGATATCTGGGGAGATCTGAGTGAGAACGCTCCTGAGTGGTCGAAGGACAGAATCGCCATCAACCGAACCAACACTGGTATTAAAGGCCCGACCGTCTGGGCAGCGGGGGTCGAGTCTAACCTGGTGGGATCGCATCCTGATTTAATCATCATGGACGATTTAGTAAACAGGGACACGGTTCAGTCGGAAGAGTTGTCCAACAAGGTCATTCTCCGGTACAAGGATGCGATTGATCTACTTGAACCCGGGGGCCAGTTGATCGTGATCGGGACACGGTGGTCGGATCGGGATTTGTATGAGTGGTTGACTTCTGCTGAGTATGAAGGCAGGGAGGATTTTCAAACTTATATCAAACCGGCTTTCAAGACGGATTTTTCTCTGGGCGACGTTTTTAAGATGGACGAAGGGGAAACTTTAATCACCGATCATCTATGGCCGGAAAAGTTTAATTATACGGAACTAAAATCCCGGTATAACTCCAAAGGCCCGTATGAATTTTCCTCCCAGTATTTGAATAATCCGGTTCCAGACGATAGTGCCGATTTTCGGCGTGAGTGGTTTAGATATTGTGAACCGGATGATTGGAAAGGGAAAATTACCAGCAAGTTTATGACGATAGATCCCGCTCTCTCGCTAAAAAAGGAAGCGGATTCTACCGGTATTATTATCACCCAGGTTGATCCGCAAGGGAATATTTTTCCGATGTTTATCGACAAATTAAAAATCATCCCAGCTGATTTGATTAAATATATTTTTCAGCTTTATGAGGTGTATCGACCCAACATTGTCGGAATAGAAATTGTCGCTTTTCAAAAAATATTATCTTATTCTATTCGGGAGCAGATGAAATTAAAAAATAGATATTTTCCGATTACGGAAATTAAATCGCAAGACAAAAGCAAGGTCGAAAGAGTCAGATCTTTGCAGCCGCTATACGCTAGTGGTAAGATATTTCATAGTAAAGCGGTAAAAAATACCAATTTACTGGAGGATGAGCTGTTGCGTTTTCCCAGGGGGAAACATGATGATTTGGCGGATGCCTTGTCGATGCAACTGGAGTTAATCGTTCCTCCCAGAATTAGAAAAGACAACAAAAAAAATCATTATCTATATGGAAACCAAGACCGACAAAACGCCTACTATTAGGTCTTATTACAATCCTTCGGACGAGGAAAAAAAGACGATCCAACGGGTCTACCAGAGGAAAAAGGACATGGAAATGGGAACGGACAGATCGGAAGCGGCCAAGAATTGGGATAAGTGGCGCAAGCAGTGGGAAGCTTGTCGGGAACCGGTGGGAGATGATTGGCAGTCTAATCACTATGTACCCATGACTACGGCGGTGGTCGAGTCGATCTTGGCTGAGGTGGTAGATCAAACACCCCGGCCGATTATTATGGCACGCGGGCGGGAGGACGTTCCCCGGGCTACGGTGATGCGGCATGCCTTTGAGTATTCGTGGGAGATTGCGGATTCGGATTTAGCAGCTTTTGATATTTATCAGGAAATGTTGATTTGCGGGACGGCCATCGGCCAGGAGTATTACTGGAAGCAACCTCGGACGATCAGGCACATCAAACCCGATCAGACTGGGGACAAGGAAGAAGAGATTTTCGATTTTGACGACTGTTACCTGGAACACGTTAAATTGGAGGATTTTTACGTGGATGAGAACGCTCATGGATTTACCGGGCCGATGGGAGCCAGAGATTGTATTCGTAGGTACATTATGGAGTTGGAAGATTTCAAAAACTTTTTTGTGGGCGACTTTTGGGATGGTTTGAAAAACGCCAAATATGTAAAACCTGGGGGAGATACGAATTATTATGAGTGGTACAAACCTCCCACTGGGGTATCCAATAAAGACAAAGTAGAAGTGTTGTGGTATTGGGGTAAATACCCCAAAGACGCACTGACTATTGTGGCCAACGATGTACTGATGGTGGATGGCCCCAATCCCTACCATCACAAGCAACTTCCGTTCGCTAGGGCTTACGACATTAAGAGAACTCATCGTTTTTACGCCAAGGGCGAGTCGGAGATTCTTGAGTCTATTCAGGATGAAAAGAATAAGATCAGGCGGATGATTATTGACCGCAATCATTTAGACATCGACAAGATGTTCTTCGTGTCTAACCGGTCGAGTTTGGATGAGTCTGATCTGATCGCCCGACCGCATGGGATGATTCCAGTGGATGATCCCAATTCTGCTAAAGCCATCGAGTATGGGGACATTCCTAGGTCGGTAGATCTTTCTCTGCGGTCTCTGGACGAAGAAGGGGTGATTGTAACGGGTGTAGATCCCAGGTTCACTTCGGCTCCGTCCGCTGGTACAGCTACCCAGGCGGCCATCATCAAAGAAACGGCCATCAAGCGGATTAAGATGAAGATGAGACTGATTGAAAAGTCGTTCTTAGTTGAGGTGGCCAGGCTCAGAGTGGCCAATATTATTCAGTTTTACTCCCAACCCAAGCTGGAAAAGATCGTTGGAGACAAGGCCAGTTCCATCTATCAGGCGGAGATTGCTAGGCTCAAGGCCAAGAACCTCTTACTGGAAGACGGGGGAGAGATGTATCGGAAGAAATACCGCGACCTACGGTTAGAAAACAAGATGCTTGACTTTAATTCCAAGGGTAATGTGGTGGAAACTCCTACCAAGGGTTATACTTTTTTCGAGGCACTTCCAGATACATTTGTCCCACTAGCACGGGGAGGATTTGACATAAAATTTGAGGCTGGAGCGACTCTACCGGTATCTAAGCCTCTGCAACAAACTAAAGCGTCTGAAATGTACGACCGACTGATAATGAACAAAGCTTTTGACCCGCAAAAACTGGGTGATTTGTTACTGGACGTAAATGACTATGATCCTGATGACTACCACGTTCAAAGTGAGGGTGATGCCCAGGGGACGGAGCAGGGTGATGCGGATCAGGCCAATCAGTTGATTAAATTGGCAATGGACGAGAATAAAATGATGAGTCAGGGGCAGGAAATTCCCCCCACCCCAATGTCGTCACCCGCTCATACCCGGCTGCATATTGCCTTTTTACAGTCGGATCAGGGACCAAAAGATCCCAAGGTTCTCCAGTTATTTGCCAATCACGTCATGGGTGAGCTTACGGCACAGTCCCAGCGGCAGGGCATGGGTGGGGAAGCCGGAGCTGGAGATGCGGCGACTGGGGCGGTGACAGCGAATGAGTCGGGCGAGGGTTTGCGCCAGGGAACCGGGGCGGGTAAGTCCACCGCCCCCACTTTGTCTGATTTAGTACCCAATCAAGTATCCGGGGGCGGGAATATGCCCGCCCAGGCTTAATATATGGCTCAAAAAGCACCGTTTTTAGTTCAGGCTTGGTTAAAAGACTTTCCGATTGAGGAATTACAGTTCTTGGCTAACTTACAAGGTAAAAAAGGGTCGTCTTCGTTTGCCAGAATAGTGAATTTGGAGGTAGAAAGACGGAAAAATCTAGTCTTTTTGCTTCCTGAGGCTAATCCAGTGGCTTTAGCCATCGAAAAAGCTGCCCACCGGGGAGCGGTGGAGGGGATGAATATGTTAAAACTGATAATTAAGTACGCTCCGGTCGAGATGGAGCGGAGAATGAAAGAAAAATGAGTCAGGGGGTGATTTCATGCCAAAAGTAGGATCAAAAAGTTTTTCATATAGTCCAGTGGGTAAAAAATCCGCCTCGTCTTATGCTAAAAAGATGGGAATGAAAGAGGAAATGAAGGAAATGAAAAACAAAAAACATAAGTAGTTGACTTATTTCTGGGCTGGTGGTATTCTCTTGTCAAGGACAACTGACCAGGCCGTCAGCCCAGAATAAAAATGCCAGAAGACCCAAACAAAAAAGAAGAGAATAAGGAAGAAGGGAAAAAAGAATCTAGCGATTTTACGGACGCTTCTAAGTTGGAAGGAAAAACAACCAAAGAACTAGCGGAGATGTATGTTAATTTGGGGAAGGAATTGGGCAAAAACTCTAAAGAAGTTTCTGAAAGCCGCGAGCAAATTAAGCAGATGAATATTGTGTTAGCTGCCTTAGAGGGTGAGCCGGAGATGCAGGAAAAGTTGAAAGCTAAAATAGATAAGATGCAGAACCCGGATAAATATAAGGACAAGAAAGACGATGATAAACCCGATCCCAAGACCCAGGTAATAGAGGCAGATTTGGATGATTCCCGCAAGGTCTTAGAAGCAAACATTATTCGGGAATTTGAACAAACTTATGGGCTGGATGCTCTCGACCCGGAGAAGAAAAAAGAGATGAATACCCGGATCGGAACGGAGCTGTGGGAACTGGCTGACCCGTCGGGAAAATATAAAACTTATCAGGAGGTTATCAAGAATACTCCGCTGAATAAGCTGGCAAAAATGTTGGACAAAGCTTATTTGTTGGCGAATAAAGATAAGTTGTTTAAAGACAAAGAGTTTAGTGGTCAGGGGAGAGCTACTTCGTCTTCTCATTCGGAAGAAAGGTTCGATCTGACTCCCGAAGAAAGACATATTGCAGAGCGGCAGGGGATAGCTCCAGAAAAGTACTTAGCGAGAAAAAAAGAAATATTGAGCAAGAAATAACCCATGACCCATAGTGATTGACGGTCTGTTCGATCTGGTGTAATCTTGTCTTTAAGATGGCTCAGACAGCAGCGAAAGGATTTTTCTACAGAGAGAGTTTGATTGGTACGGGTGCGCCGGTTATTAAGAAATTTAGAATCGGAGACACTAAGACCATCACTCACGGGGATGCAGTAAGACTAAATACTTCTGGACTAATTGATATAGCCGGAGCGGGGGTTCCCGTACTTGGGGTTGTAGTTGGGTTAGTAGACACAAATGGCATCAACGTACTGGGACAGGGATATAACAATGGAACCGGTGCGACTCTTACCGGTGATGATACCGTACTTAGTGCTTCCGATAATTCTACCCGTGCATCTTACGTCATGGCGGAAGTTTCTCTCGACGTAGCCGGATCAGCCCTGTATTACAACGATGCAGACGGTGATCTTGCTCAGACCAACGTGGGTCAGTTGTTTGATTGCGTAGCGGCATCTGACCAGATTTCCCAGAGTACAGCTTCCGATACTTCGGGATCTTTCCAACTTTTAGTTATCGATCCCGACGGTGATGCGGACGCTTCTAAGGGTCTTTTCAGAATAGTAGAACATCAGTTAGTTAATAACGTAGCCAGTTATGGCTCCACCGCCGTGGTAACGGCATAATAGTATGGCATTACGCTCACAATTTGGCGATTTACTCGAACCGGGATTCCGAGAGATCTTTTACGATCGCTATGAGGAAACCCCCAGCGTGATGGCTTCGGTGTTTCATGTAAATACATCTACTAAACAGGATGAGAAAGATTCCGCAGTGACTGGATTTGGCTTATTGTCTTTGACCGGAGAAGGCGATCCGATTACCTATGAAGACCCGATCCAAATGTATGACAAGACCTATGTTCATTTAAAATACACTAAGGGTTTCAAGATTTCCCGCGAGTTGTATGATGATGACCAATATAATGTAATGAACAAGAAACCAGCTGCGCTGGGTAGAGCAGCCCGCCGAACGGTGGAAAATGAAGCGGCTCAGGTATTTAACCGGGCATTTAACACATCATATCTTGGTGGTGATACAAAGCCGTTAGCTTCCACGACTCATCCCCGAGCTGATGCGGGAACTGCCCAGTCCAATGCTTCCGCAACGGGGATAACTCTTACAGAAGAGAATCTTGAGACGGGTAGACTTGCTGTCCGCAACCAACTCGATGACAAGGGCATGAAGATTGATGCCAACGCCAACACCTTGCTCGTTCCTATTAACTTAGGCAAAACGGCTGGGCTGATTGTCAATTCCGAGAAACGCCAGGGAACAGCAGACAATGATTTGAACTTTTATCGGGGGATGTACAAGATCGTGGAGTGGATCTACCTCTCTTCGACAACGGCCTGGTTCTTGATTGACTCTGGCCTACATGAAGTAAATTGGTTCTGGAGAGACAAGCCCGAATTTAAACAGGACGAAACTTTTGACACCGATATGGCTCTTTATAAAGTCCGCACCCGCTTCTCACGAGGCTGGAGCGATTGGAGGGGGGTCTGGGGATCAAAAGGTGACGGCCAAGCTTACTCAAGCTAAATTCGAGGTGACGCTAGCTCTTGGGTGTCATCTTTACCTTCAGCACAAGGGTTATATAGGTAATTTGTTTAATTAAAATGCCTACAACATTGTTTTCCAAACTCGACGGAAGATTAAAGACGGGGACATCTGACCCGGTTGATCCTGTGGAGGGGGAGATGTATTACGATACAACCAATAACCGTTTTATGCGGTTTGATGGGACGGTTTGGCGAGGACTGGGATATACCACATCCACGTCCACTTCTACTTCGACCACGACCTCAACGTCAAGTACAACTTCTACTTCAAGTACAACAAGTCAAAGTACAAGTACGACAACTTCACAATCTACCTCAAGCTCTACTACAACCAGTCAAACGACAAGTACAAGCACAACTACGACTAGTACAAGTACGTCAACAACAACTACCTCAACCTCAACTACCACTTCAACCTCGACCAGCACAAGTATTAGTACATCTACATCTACTACTGCATAAAAACAACTATGGCCGACACACACATTTCTCAAATATCAGGCAGATTTAGGGTTCAATCAGATCCACCCGCCGCTCCGGCCATCGGGGAGATGTTCTGGGATGTAGACCAAAAGTCGGTATTTAGGTGGACGGGGAATAACTGGATTGGATTTAAGTTTACTGCCTCTACCGCAGCCACCGAAGCCCCGGCGGCAGTCCCGGGAACTGGGACACATATTTCTTCTTTGACGTTTGGTCTTGCTACTGGAACCGCCGACCCCACCCTCCCCCATGATGGAAGTTATTACTACGATACGGCCAACAATAGTTTGCGGGTCTATGATGGAGCTTCGGGTCGGTGGTACTTGGCAGGATTTACTACAACTACCAGTACTTCCACATCTAGTACGACTACAAGTACATCCACAACAACTACTAGCACTAGCTCGTCTACAAGTACTTCCACCTCAACTTCTAGCACAACGTCTACTACTACTACTTTATAGGTAGTGTGTTATAATCGGTAAAATGAGGTCAATAACTAATCCTGATAATGGCGCGCCGATAGACGACATAATAAATGGGAATAAATACTCTCTGATAGTTGGTCAAACCTTGGTTTTCAGAGATGATGTGGCTCAGACACTTTTGGATAAATACGGATTTTTGGCTGAAAATGTAGCCTTGACCGACCAGAACGGTGATTTTAAGTGTCCATATTGTGAATACAATAATAAATACAAAGTAGCAATATTTGCTCACGCCAAACAGCAACACAAGGATAAGGAGCTGATTTCAGAAAATGTTAAGAGATCCTCATCGGCCGCAACGGGGGAGGTGGCCAAAGGAACTCCCATAGAAGCTCCTGGGGATAGAATTGCTAGGTTAAAAAGAGAAAGATTTGCGGAAGTTCGCAGACTAGAGGAAGGGACGCTAGATGAAGATGAAGAAGACCGGGAGTCGTTGACCGGTCCCGGAGTACAGGAAGATAAGAGTGTGATATAATTTATTGATGGCATCTAACCCAGGAGTTTGGAGACAAAATACGGGGGAAACCAGTAAGAAACTGGCGAATAGCTGTGAAGTGACGTACCTAAAACTTTCTTGTGGTGGTGGATCTGCGGTGGCGGCGGTGTACGATGCACAGGACTCATCGGGGGCGGTTCCCGCAAACTTAAAATGGCTACTGGATGTGGGTCAGCAAGGCAACGATAATTGCGAATTTGATTCTGGTTTGAATTTCACTCGGGGTGTGTTTGTTGTGTTAGAACAGGGGGATGGGTTTAATCCGGTAGTTTGTATGGCTGCCAAGCCAACTAGTAGGTAATTTCTTCTTGACACTACTAATGAATCATAGTATCCTGTGAGTTATGCAGGGAATCTCTCCTCGGAATGTAGCAATCTTCACAACTTTTAGTCAGGCAGACGAAGCTTACTCACTGAATCGGGTGGTGTTAGACCAGATCAAGATGTTCACCCAAAATGGGTATAAGATAAAGGTTATAGTGGCCGATCCATTTGTGGCTACCGGCGGTTATCTTAACCCCGGGGTTACTTTGGCCAGGATTCCCATTGTGGCGGTTCACAACGAGGTAAAAAAGGATGAAACTTTCGATTCGGACGTAGATAGGCTGGAAAGTGCGCTAAATAAAATCCTAGAAGGGGTGGATGTGGTAATAACTCATGATGTTATTTACCAGAATGCTTGCCTTAAACATAATTTTGCGGCCAGACGGGTTGCTAGTAAAAATCCAAATATTAAATGGCTACACTGGATACATTCGGCCACCTCCCCGGTTACTTTGGCGAATCTGAGAGATTATTTCTCAGACGAGTATCTATCCCTAGTGGCCGATCCATTTCCCAACTCTAAGTATGTATTTTTTAATCATTGGTCGATTCCTCGGATTGCGAATAACTTTGGAGTAGAAGACAAAGATGTCGCCGTGGTTCATCACCCCACAGATGTTTATGAAATCCTGGGAGTTTCAGATGAGATCAAAGATTTTTCGGAGAAGAATAAATTACTAGATGCGGATGTGGTTTGTACCTATCCTTGTCGGTTAGACCGGGGGAAACAAGTAGAATATGTAATTAAAACAATTGCCTCGCTTAAAAACTTTGATTTAAAAGTTCGGATCATTTGTGCGGATTTTCATTCCACGGGGGGAGATAAAGTTACCTATCGGGATGATTTAAAGAAAATCGCCATAGACTATAAGTTAGCCCAGGGGGAACTAATCTTTACTTCCGAAGAGAAACCTGCCTGGTCTTATGAAATGCCCCATAAAAGCGTATGTGAGCTACAGGCTCTTTCTAATGTGTTTATCATGCCTTCCGTGTCGGAGTCCTATTCTCTAGTCACTCAAGAGGCCGGGATGACCCGCCAGGTGGTTGTCACTAACCAGGACTTTCCTCCCTTTAGAGATATTTTTGGTCCGAACATAATCGAACGGAAGTTCTCTTCTAATGTAGACATATTGAGCGGGTTAGACGGAAACACTACTACCAAATACGGACCCAACGAGGCCTCTCCAGAAGAGAGATTTGCTCACGAAAAGAAGTATCATATCGGTACTGCCGGAAAGATCTTGGCTAGGTTGTTAGACAATGGACCGATGCAGTTGTCTCAGTTTTTGCGCCAGAACAGGAATCTAAACAAGGTATTTAAGAAGGAACTGGAACCATTACTATTTTGATATGAAAGATTCAGCGTGTGTAGTTGGATATGGAATGGTTGGTAAAGCTACGGCTAAAGCGTTTGATATAGATAAATATAT